GCAATGGATACGCAGTAATTCGTTTCCTTGATACACCAGCCGTTGATGGTGAAGATGGTCTTCCTTGGGTTCAAATCTGGTCTCACGGATTCCAAGGTCCAGGTGGTTGGTACATTGAGAATTCTCTCACAACCCTTGGCAAAACTGACCCTGTTTCTGAGTACAACACTGTTCTGTGGAACTCAGGCATTGAAGCAAATAAAGAAATCGCTCGTAAACAGAAACGCAAGTTGACGTACATTGCAAACGTCCTTGTGATCTCTGATGCAAAGCGTCCGCATAATGAAGGCAAGGTATTCTTGTTTAAGTTCGGAAAGAAGATTTTCGACAAGATCAAGGAACAACTTGAGCCGCAGTTTGCTGATGAGACACCGATGAATCCGTTTGACTTCTGGAAGGGTGCAAACTTCAAGATCAAGATTCGCAACGTCGAAGGCTATCGTAACTATGACAAGTCGGAGTTTGAGTCTCCTGCTGCATTGTTCAATGGCGATGACGCGCAGATCGAAAAGGTTTGGAAGTCTGCTCACTCGCTCAAAGATTTCTTGAAGCCTGATAACTTCAAGTCATATGATGAGTTAAAAGCGAAGTTGGACAAGGTTCTTGGTGCTGGTGGCGCTGCTGGTGCAACAGCCAAGCGAGTTGAAGAAGAGGAAGCAAGTGCTCCTGTGATTCGCTCTGCTCCAGCAAAGAAAGTCACTGCTGAAGATGTCACTGTGGAGGATGATGACATGGCATTCTTCGAGAAGTTGGCTTCAGAGTAATCTGTTTTAGAAAACCGTAGATGTTTTCAGGGGGACTTCGGTCCCCCTTTTTTTATCCAACAATCGCTGAAGTGAATGAAGTTGGGTGCGAGAAATCTTTAGCCAATGCACGACTGAAAGAACTTTCGCTAGATCGCGAAGATGCTTTTGGCATTGGTGTTTTTGGTGATTGTATTGGTTGTTGATTTCCGCCACCAGAATTATTGTTCACAACTACTGGGGCTGGTGGTGATGCTTGTGCAACCATTTTAGATGTTTCAAGTTGTGATGAGCCCTGAGCGACTTGCGCACCAGTTGTATTTTGAACAGGCGCTAATGATGGTGATGCTGCTGGGGCTGCAGCCGCAGGTGTTGCAGGAGTTGCTTGAGATGAAGCAACCATTTGCTGTTTATCTTTTGGTGGAGCTGCACCAGATGCACCACCACCAACTTTAACATCTTGACCTTTTGCAACAGCAGACGGTTCAGGTTCTGTTCCACTAGCAAGCATTTGTCCTGAGGGTTGCAATGATCCTGCATCTTTCATATATGATGCGAATAAAGATTCTCTATGAGAAAGTCCAATTGAACCACCATTAATCGCTTTTGTGACTTTTGCTGTGTTTTGAGGATCAATACCTTTATCCATTACATTCTTTTTATAGAATGCTGCAGCAATATCAGCGGCTGTTCCCAAACTTCCTGCCATGTCAGGATTACTCACTAAATCAACACCAGCAAGCTGACCAAATCTCTTGTAATTATCTTTACCAGTTAATTGTATTAATCCACGACCGCGATATTTGTATCCGTCACCTGATTCTGGTGGACCATTTCCCATGCGATTTGCATAAACACGATTAGCAATTGCGATTGGTGAGTATGCATCTGCTTCTGCTTGCGCAGGATCCTTATAATATTTTGGAAAAATCTCTAGTAATCTTTTTGCTGAATAGCGAAGATTTTCTTCAACAACCTTAAAGCCACCAGATTCATGATCGATTTGAGCCATGAATTGAGCAAGATGAGGTCCAGTTATGCCTGCCTTCGCTGCAGCCGCAAGTGCTGCATTTCTACCTTCTGCTGCGCTAATTTTACCACGTGCTGCTGCAGCAGGACCTAAACGTCTTGGTGGTCCACCACTAGTTGGTGGTGCAGATGGTGCTGCCGCACCACCAGCGGCTGCAGGAATTGCTGCTGCTGTGGTTGTTGCTGCCGCTACTGTTGCTGCTCCAGGTAATGCTGCTGGTTTTGCAGCCGAAACTGGTGCTGATGGTGCCGCTGTTGGCGCACCAGCCGCTGGTGCTGCTTTAGGTGCAACAGTTGGTTTATAGCCAAGTTCCAACTTTCGATATTTTTCTGGATCTGCTTTGATGCGCGCAAGAGCATCACGAGCAGTTTTATTTCGCTTGTCACCTGGACCATAAGCATTAATAAGATCTTGATACTCAGGTGGAAGATTATTGAGATCATATTTCTTTCCTCTGATCTCATATCCAATCGCCATACCATTTTTGTAAATGGTTTTGATTCCATATTTTTTCTCAAGCTGATCCATAGCTCCTTTGGCTTCTTCACCAACTTTTGTCATGCCTTTATCTAGAGCGTAAGCACCTGCAGCAGTTACCGCAACTGCACCAGCAGCAGCAATCGCAGGAGTCGAAGTTGCAGCAGTAAGAACTCTGCCACCAATTCTTGAAATTCCTCTACCAATTCTTCCTAATTTTTTACGAAATCTACCTGGTTTCTTTTTTGGTGTTTTTTTCTTTTTTCCATCAGAATCAATATCCATATCATCAAGTAAATCTGTTCCAGCCTTTTCTAAAAGTAGATTTAATTTGTCATGTACAGATAGTAGCCCCATTGTAGGAGTCATTCCATTTAAAGAAAACTTTATACTATCAGTAGTTTCTTTTAACTTTTTCGCATCAAAATCTTTAAATTTTTCTTCTAAGAATTCAGTGAGTTTGACAATAGGCTGCTCATCTGCTCCAATTGCTGCGCTGAGTGCTGCTGTTCTTTCGCCGCCACCAGTGAGTGCTTCTTTTGAAGATACCAATTTTCCTTCAGTATTTTTATATCGACCACCACCAGCCATTCTAGGATCGAATGTATAGCCTGCTTTGATTGATGGTTTTGTCAATGTTTTCTCAATACCACGAACCATCTTTTGCGTTTGAATTACATTTCGAAGAATCAGTGAGAGTGGTTTAGCAAGTTTACCTACACCACCTCTATCACCTTTTTCTTTTTTATCAAGACCAAATTTGGCTCTGACTTCTTTGATTTTTTCTGGAGACTCCATTTTCTCCAGACCTAAATCTTTCACCAAATTACCTAAATCTCTTCCAAGCAACCCCTCAAAGAATGCAGTCCGCTTTCCCATTGTACCTTTTGTTGCAATGGAATATTCTTCAGCAACGCGAGATCTGGCTTTAGCAGCAGCGAATGCGCCGCCAATTAAACCCTTACCCTCTCTGGCTTTCGCCATTTCTTCATTTGCAACTTTAGTAAATGCGTCGTCTTTGCCCTTACCGATTTCTTTCAGGACGCTTTTTAAAACACCGCTTTTAATTTTGCTTATATCTTCTGCCATTTACTCTATCTTCTTCGTTGCATTTCGAGCATTTTCATCTTATCATTTTGTTCTTTAATCATTTCCTGCAGCATCGTAACATATATTTGTTTTTCCCAAGGAATTAGATTTTCTAATTCGGTAAGAGAATATTTGTGATGCTGAATTAATGAGAAATTCGTAGTGTAATAATTTTTCAAAGTATCATAACCAAAGATTAGTCGAAAAAACTTAGAATGCCCTCCACATTTACGTTATGGACATATCCACATTTTTGACAACTTAAATCTTGTTTCAAAACAACTCTTGGGCTTGTCAAGAAAAACTGTTTTATATTTTGCACCTGATCAATAGTCAAGTTATCAAAGAAAGCCATCAATTCTTCTTTTGTAACCGTATTCTTTTTATAAATTTGATCCTGATCATAAATGTAATCCAAATACTCAGCAATCACTTCATATCCACCATCTTCAAATTTATCATTCAATGCTGATTCTGGAATTGTGATTGAAGGATAATTAAACTTCACACCAACACTTTCAGTCAATTTAACAATATCAGAATGTCCCTCAGTATCCTCATATGCAATATTTTTTAACAACAAATCAAATTCTGTTTTATGTTCGCAAGGTTGACCCTCAACCACATTATTACAGGTATAGATCATTTGTGCTGTTTCACCAACAGAATTGATTCGAAGATGTAAGAAAAACATTTCAACATCAAATGTTGGCAAATTATCGACATCAATTTCATCTAAACAACAGTTTCTAATTATCTGTTTAATTGTTGATGCAATCTCTTTTAAATCATCAGATTCTTTTGCCATCAAAAGAAGTTTTTCTTCTTTGACGAGAAATGGGCGATAACGAATTTTCTTATCCAATGACTTCAAATATACTTCGAAGATTGGATGTTGTATCTGTGGTAAAGGCATAATTACTCCATATTAAATTAACTGATCTGTCTCATTCCAGCAGCAAATGGACCCATTATTGGGACTCTTCCAGATGATTTTGTTGGCGTAGATGTAGGTGGTGTAGATCCTGATGATGAAACTGGTGGTGCGAATGACAACTTTTGCATTCCACTATTCGACATGTCCTGAATGTCGGCAGTGCTCCAGTACTCATATCTAAAAGTAACTGCAAGACGATGAATTCCATCATCACCCCAGTTTATAGCCATCGGTGCGATTGAAGTTGGAAATGCACCAAAAAAAGAAACTTTATAGATGACTGCTGCAGGCTCATAGATCGGGGCGACACTTCTTGCTCGTGCTGCCTTCTCATCTATCCCAAGACTTCCAAAATTAGCAGCAGCAGTATCTCGAGCAATGCCAAGACTTCCAGGCGCAGCGGTTCTTGAATCTCTGGTAACACCCAAACCTGTGAGTTGTGTTGAAATCTCAGAAAATTGATTAATCTCAATTTTAGGAGAGGTGTAAGCATCTTTATAATTTGGATTGTAGTTATTGATTGGGATGACTAAATTCATCCAACGATCAAAAAGTTTCTTTTCCCAAAAATCCCCAGCACAAATAAATGTAAGAGTTAAATCTGCGAAGGATGGAAATGACGCAACAGGATTGGCAACTCCATAGTATCGACCGTCGACTGTGTTGACTGAATATCCTGGTAGTTCTGTGGCTTCACACTGAAAGCGAAGATCAGATGCATTTATTCCCAAACCTTGCGGAGAAATGATTCGAACATCAAATTTGGAAGTTTTTGCAAAATCATCATGCTTTGCAAAATGCGAACGAAATGTGTCTACATTAAAAGGCATTATTGATTGTACACCATCTTTTGAAATGGAAGAAAAATTGCCGTATCCCAGTTACTTGGTTCAACGTAAATTAACGAAGATAGTATATGATTAAACAAGTATCGCTTTATACATGGTTGAATCATGTTATAGCGTCTTGATTTCGAAAGCAAACTATACGACAATCTAAATTTTGTCGTATCGTCATATTTATCGTTGTTTATAAAATCGTGTAATCGATCGAGTAGCGCTAGACGACTACCAGGATCTAGATAATGTAAATTTAACGCCAAGAATCCATCATCATACATCTCCATAGGAATGACTAATGGAAACTTATCCCAAACAGGGAGTGTATCTTTTAGTTTAGGGTCATAATGATAGAGATACATTCTACCAACAAAAGCCTTCGGCGAGACTCTTCGAGCATCATTGAGAAGATTTGATCTGTTCGAAGGAATTCGAAGATTTTGTAACTTTCCCATGAGCCAAGATCTGGCTTCGTTGGTGCGCGGCGTGATCCCAGCAGCTCTGAGATCTTTTGAAACTTTATCAAAAAGTGATGCCATTAGATACCTAAATCGTGTTCGGTTATGACCTTAAATGACCAAGAACGATCCTTACAATACTCCATTGCCGCCTTCCATTTCGCTTCATTTACTCCCCAAGTCATCACCTCAGTGATGTATCGACGAGTAATTTTGCTCTTTTTCACAGGTGGTTTCGATTGACTTGAGGGCTTTACCTCAAGAATCATAGCCTCCAAGATACCATGCTTATTCTTAACTCTAACGAAAAAGTCTGGAAAATACCGATGCCAGCGATTATCTACGGGGGATAAATAAGGAATAACGATCTCCTCATTCGACCATTCAATTACACTTGAATTTTCATCCAGGTGCACCATAACTCGGCGTTCCCATAACGATCTATACCAGATGTTTGTCGGATCACCTAAATATTTATTGGTATTTTTAGGACTAAATTTACCACTATAAGCCATAGATTTATTTATAGGAAGACTTAATGGCTCAACAATCTCTTGTAAGTGATTTCACAGTCACGAGAAACAGTGCTCAAACACCTTCACCAACAAATGGTGATATGAGACCACCAACTGGATCACAAAATAAACTTGAAAGCACTCCCTACGATTTCAACGATCTTCGATTTCCACCAGATGTTGGGCATACTGATAGAAATCTACACTGGATCAAATTCATCCCCAATGTTCAGAACAAGTCTGGATATAACGTAAAGAAATCCAATACACTTGGAAGAGCAGACACAAATAGAATGCAAACTGGCGGTCAGCTTGGCTCAACTGCAGACCCATTTAATGATGCAGCCGCAATCGCAGGAATAGGCACAGCGCTGGGCGTTATCAAGGGTGTTGAGGGATTTTTTGGTGGCGACAATTTAGGCGAAGCAATTGCAAAGGGTGGCGGTGGTGCGGTCAAAGGTTTTGTTGGCGGTGCGTTTGCAGGTGCAATTATTGGTCAAATTGATCTCACTCGTAAAACTCGACGTGCAGCTGGAACCATTTCTTTATACATGCCCGATACAGTAAATCAAACTGTGGTCAATGACTATGATCAGGTGAGTTTGACACAGGCATTAGGTAATGCTGGACTCGTAATGCAGGCTGGTGGCTCATTACTCAAAGGAATGGCAGACGCTGCCATGAGCGAAAATGTAAGTCTCGGTCAAACTCTCGGTTCTGCCGCTGGTGCAGAAGTGGGTGGTGCATTAGCAGAAAAAACTGGAGCATTTGGTCAGGGTATTACAGATGTGCTTCTGTTCTCTGCTGGGTATGCACAAAATCCTCAAGTTGAGTTGTTGTTTAAAAGCATTCAGAATAGAGAATTCTTATTTGACTTTAAATTTGTTCCAAGAAATAAATCTGAGGCTACAACAATTATAAAAATTATACAGGCTTTTAGATTTTTTGCTGCTCCAGAAATTCCAAAGACAGGAAATGGTCGTTACTTTGTACCACCATCTGAATTTGATATTGTGTTCATGGTTGGATCAGGAAGAAACGCCAATCTTCCGCAAATTTCAACATGCGTGCTACAGGGTATTGATATTAACTACGGAAGTGCAGGGCAGTGGACAGCATTTAAAGATGGTATGCCAGTAGAAATTTCAATGCAGCTTCGATTTAAAGAAGTCGAAATCATGCACAAAGAACTTATTACACAGGGCTACTAATGAAATACTTCGAGAGTTTTCCACAAACTGCATTTACATTAGATTCAAATACTGTCAATCCTCAGTTGGTGACGAATATTCTTGCTCGATCAACATTTTTGCGAGAGATTGCCAACAATACATCTATCGCTTACGAGTATTCAGTAAAAGATAGTGATACAGCAGAGATTATTGCACACAAAGTCTATGGTGACCCATATCGTAGTTGGGTGATTCTATTGTTTAATAATATTGTCAATCCATTTTATGATTGGCCACTCAAAAACGATGCATTGGATAACTATGTTAATAAGAAGTATGGACAAGATATCGATGCCGCGCGAAACACAATTCACCACTACGAAAAGCAAACAACTAAAAAGTCCATTTATAATGGATTGGTGATAGACACAGAAGTTTTGGTGCAAAGAATTTCTGATTGGCAGTTAAATTTTACAACTGGTCAACTCACTCAAACTGCTCTACCAACTGTTGCGGATACTTCTATTGCAGTCAGTTCAGATACTATCGTATATCCGACATACACTCTGACAATTGATGTTGTGCATAAAGCAGTATCAAATTACACATATGAATTTAATGAAAACGAGAATAAAAGAAAGATAAAAATTCTTGATGAAAAATACGTTCAGCGAGTTGAAGATGAATTTAGGAATTTGATGACGAATGGCTGATAATAATGGTGTCTATAACTCAAAAGACTATAAAATTAATAGTCTAGAGTTAATCAATTCTGGTGGTCAAACGATTGATTTGCGCAACATCTTTGTTGAAATGCAAATCTTTCAGGACCTCTATTCCTCAGTAATGAATGGAAACATACTTGTTAATGATGGTAATGATACATTTGGTAACTTTTACCTTTGCGGAAATGAATATTTAAAGGTGAGTATTGACAAACCTGGTTTAAATCTTCCACTTGAACGATTATTTCGCATCTATAAAACAACCGATCGCAAACCATCTTCAGACTCAGGTCAGGCGTACATACTTCATTTTTGTTCAGATGAAATGTTATCTTCTGAACAACTTATGATAAGTAAAGCATATAAA